AAAAAAATCAAAAAATATCAGGAAAATTTGGAAAAAAACAATATCGACGTGACCACACTATTGGCAACACAATCACTAAGATTGCCGCTACGAGAAATTGACCGCTCACAAATGATTTTAATATCAACTGATGATGACAACAAAAGGTTAATTTCTATAAAAGGTACTAGAGCTCGAACATTTCAGGAAAAATGGCCAAAAATTCAGGAAAAATTGGTTGGTACGATTCATGAGCAAGGTACTGTAAAAAGTATTCCCTTAAATGAAATTAATGTTTCAGTAGTAGTATCAGAATTTCAAGACAGTGATTTTGACGTTGATACTGAGTTGTTACTGATTTTTAAAGAAATTGAAAAAATCCAAGAAAATCCTGAAAAATTCGTACCTTATGTAGATTTAGAGGATAACCAAGTAGTCATTCGAAATGCCAACAAACATTGTGCCGAGTACGTTGAGACAAAAATTTCAAATGACACAAAGTTAAACTTTCTCAGCTATATTGACAAGTTGAAAAAATGTGGTATCTACCATAAAAATGCAAAAATTCTCGAAAAAATTGGAAAAATTGCACCTAATGAGTTGACAAAAAATATATTAACTAATTCGTCAACTAGATTTAGAATTAGTCCCGACGCTCACTCAGTTGGTAACATTATTGATGTAGTTGAAAATCTTGATCAGTGGCCAATTTTAGTATTAGTTGATGATGACCATAAAGCACTAGAGCAAGTGATCGCCATTTTTTCAGCATTGACAGGTAAAATTTCTAATAGTGAGATTACTGTGTTTTTTAGAATCGATAATGGACAAAAAAATTATAACGAATTTAACCAAATGGTCAAGGATAACCACTTAAATAATTATATAGGTCCAGACACAAAGGTAGTGTTCATTGCAAAGAACAAAATACCTAAACCATTGTTAAAAGCAGACTGGCATCCTAATACTGCTATAATGTTAAGCAATCATGATTTTGGAAAAACGTCTGCATTTTTAGACGACATGTCTACTGTGTATTATTATAACAATTCTATCGTGGTAAGAAATAATAAAGTTAAGGGAGCAAGACAAATTGCCCAGTTGTAAAATAATCATTAGAGATGAAGTCAATATAAAAATTGAAGGTCTAAGTGTTGAAGTTAGACGTAAGATCTCTAACAAATTAAAATTTGAATTGCCCTATGCACGTCACATGCCTCAGTACAAATTAGGCCGATGGGATGGCACAACTACATTCTTTGGGCTTGGCGGCAATGGTTATCTCAATCACTTAGATGTTATATTACCCATACTTGATGAGTGTGGTGTAGATGTTGCAGAAGTGGAAGATCTTAGAGAAAATCACAAATTTGAGTTTGAAAAGATCACAGAAAATTATTGGGCTGATCAAGGTAAGGTATGGCCTAAAGGACATCCTATTGAAGGTCAACCTATTGTATTACGTGACTATCAGCTTACAGCAGTCAATGGATTTATGGAACATCCACAGGGCTTGCAAGAGCTAGCAACTGGTGCTGGCAAGACCATTATTACTGCTACATTGAGTAAATTATGTGAACCTTATGGACGTACATTGGTCATTGTACCTAACAAGAGTCTAGTGGTTCAAACTGAAGAAGACTATGTCAACGTGGGTTTAGATGTTGGAGTTTACTTTGGTGACCGTAAAGAAATAGGCCGTACGCACACTATCTGTACATGGCAAAGTTTGAATATTTTAGAGAAAAAAGGTGCTGAAAATGAAGCACTCTCTCTAGCAGAGTTTATTGAAGGTGTGGTATGTGTTATTATTGATGAGGTGCATCAGGCCAAGGCTGAAGTGCTGAAAAAACTATTGTCAATGAACTTTGCCAATGCGCCTATCCGTTGGGGACTTACGGGTACAGTACCTAAAGCAGACATTGAATTCCAAAGTATCTTAGCTACTATTGGACCTGTTATTAACAGAATTTCTGCTCATGCACTACAAGAAAAAGGGGTGTTAAGTCAATGCCACGTGAATGTTGTGCAGATGGTAGACGTACAAGAGTTTCGTAGTTACCAAGACGAGTTAAAATATTTGGTAACAGACAGTGATAGAATGACATACATTTCTAACCTGTGTAGTAACATTAAAGAAAGTGGTAACACCTTAATTCTAGTCAATAGAATTGAGTCTGGAAAGTTTATTATTGATCATATTCCAGATGCAGTGTTCGTCAGTGGAGATGTTAAACTAACTGAACGTAAAGAAGAATATGATGAAATTAAAACAAGCACTAACAAGGTTATTGTGGCGACTTACGGTGTGGCCGCTGTGGGTCTTAATATCCCCCGTATTTTTAATCTGGTACTTTTGGAACCCGGAAAGAGCTTTGTCCGAGTTATACAAAGCATTGGGCGAGGTATTAGAAAAGCAGAAGACAAGGACTTCGTACAGATCTGGGATCTAACAAGTTCATGCAAGTATGCCAAGCGCCATCTAACAGAACGCAAAAAGTTTTATAAAGAAGCAAAATATCCCTTTACTTTAGAAAAAGTAACGTGGCAATAAGGAAAAGAAATGACATTAAAAGTAGCCTATTTTCAACCAACAGTATTGGCAATTGATCAAATACCGCCAGTTGAGTTTAGTAAAATATACAGCCTAGCAGAATCTTTACACGGTCGTCCTGACTTGAATGATGCAGACAATCCCTTAATAAGTATCCGAGGTGGACAACAAGTGCAAGTGTACCCTAATCAAATAAACATGAATGTTGATTGGTTAGTTACATGGTTAGAAACTATTTGCCAGGGCTACATGGAGATTATATCTAGCCAATCGGGAACTGAGGAATTAAAGTACTGCAAACCTAAGGTAGTCAGCATATGGACTATTAGGCAGTATCAAGGCGACTATCAGGAAATGCATACACATCCCGGAGGACACCTTAGTGGAAATATGTACATTAGCGCACCTGAACTGGAAGAAGGTAGCAAGCCCAGCGACAGTCAAATATTATTTAGATTGCCAGCAACAAAAGATATTAGTAAATTTATAATGAATGACGTTTGGAAATACACGCCAACACCCGGCACTGTTGTAGTATTCCCAAGCAACTTACCGCATACTGTCTATCCATGGAAAGGTATTGGACATAGAACTGTTATGGCATTTGATGCTATACTAGTTCCAAAAGAACAACAATAAGGAAAAACAATAATAATATGATGATTTTAACACTAGACGACAAGACATTTGATCTGTCTAAAATGCCCGACGAGTTAGAGGACGATATACGTTTTAGCGTACTAGATAATAGTGATCCACAAAATCCTGATTTCTTTTTTATACCGTTGATCTTTTTAGAAAGTTTTAACAGTCCAGCAATGGTTTTAAATATTGGCGGACATGAAATTACTATGCCGGTTGATTGGAGTATTGCTGTAGGTGACAGTGAATGTGGCAGTGAAGTAGAAGTGTTACCACTAACCAGTTTAAATGATAGAGGGTTTGAAGCATTTCTTTTCAATCCACTAAGTGCTTTTCGTCATGGTTATGCAAACATTGAAATTGTAAATGTCTACAATGATGTTAAATGGTATTTTCCAAAGATGAAAAATAATCAATTGCTCAGCGTACCGTTACACGAAGGCGAAAAACCCATGTGTGCATTTTTCTGTAAAGACATTAGTCGCCAAAGCGAAATTATTGACCACTATAAGTTATTATAATATGGGCAGTCTTAAACCAGGTGCAACCTACATATACGAGCGTGATGGCGGTACAGTTTATGCTCGAGAAGCTGGCGCACATCCTAACACACGTACAGAAATTGGCTGGAATCACGACCCAAGAACTGAAGACGGAAGACCATTGCACGATCACATAATGGACAGTAAATTATGGGGTGAGATTCGACGAGAAGCACGGACCAATATCACTTTACAAAAGGCCTTGGATCGTGCTATAATGATATATCGACTTAGCAAAGACAAACCACTATGAGTGACAAACTAGCAATCAAAGACTTAACTGGCGCAATTGATATGGGCGCAAGAGATCTATGGAATGATCTTGATGAAGAACAACGTAAGCAGGTGAGTTTTTTCTTATTGAATAGATATGCTAGCTCTGTTAAAACCAGTAACAGAGATGTGCAAGAATTGGCAGTTTTCAAAACAAATGAATACTTTAACAAGCACTATTTTAGTCTAAGTAAACATCCTAAACTACTATGGTATTTGCTTGCCATGTGCGGTAACGATGAAAGAAAGATTTACTTTCACGAATGGATTGGACATAAAAAGAAAACTGGCGATGGCAAGATCTATAAGTTTTTAGAGTCCATATATCCTAGTATGAAAGAAGATGAGTTAGAATTACAAGCAACGCTGATGACCACAACAGAGGCCAAAGAGTTAGCTAGAGATCTTGGAATGAATGAAGCAGAAATTAAAAAGATCTTATGAATTTAGATGTATTTGAAAAGCAACATAAAGGGATAAAATTTAAATTGAGTGCCGTAGATAAACCGTACGTATGTCAATATTGTAACAGTGCCTATGTTAAAGAATCAACATTGGCCGTGCATATGTGCGAGCAAAAAAGACGACACATGGCTAAGACTGAAAAGCACGTTCAGTTAGGTTATCAAACTTATATTAGATTTTTTCAGCTAAGTCAAAAGGCAAAAACTACAAAAACATATGAAGAATTCGCCAAGAGCCAGTACTATAATGCATTTGTAAAGTTTGGTAGTTTTTTACATAATGTCAATCCCTTATATCTAGATAGATATATTGACTTTGTAGTAACCAGTGGCATTAAACTTGATCACTGGTGTAGAGAAGACTTGTATTATCAATATGTGTTAGACCTTATTAAAAAAGAACCAGCTGAAGTAGCACTACAGAGAAGTATTGCAACAATGATGGATTGGGCAGATAACAATGACAGTCAGTGGAATCATTATTTTAAATACGTTAGTCTAAATCGATCAGTATACGATATTAAGGACGGTAAAATTAGTCCTTGGTTAGTGCTAAACAGTGAAAGCGGACGTAGTATGTTAAGTAAGTTTAACGACGAGCAGTTAAACATTATATTTGAAATAATGAATCCTGACTTTTGGTCCAAGCGTTTTAGAACTTATCCGGCAGACTTAACTTTAGTTAAGCAGGTAGTTGAAGAAGGATCATTATGAGAAAATTGTTAGACGGAACAACAGCAGAAGAATTAAAAAAAGCCAAGACACTAACAATTAAAACCAAGTGCCCTGGCAAATGGATGTTGGCAGATAAAGAAACTGGAGAAGTATATGTACCGTATACAAGCGAAGGTAAACTGCAATGGAAGAAAATAGCCACATGGCCTGGGGACGATAACAATGCCTGATATTGATATTGACTTTAGTGATAGGACACGAGCATTGGATCTATTTGACCATACTGTTGCTAGTAGGGTTGACAACGGACAAGTAAA